AAAATCCTAAAGCACAACTACATGCCGATTGGTTGGAAGCAAAAGCTAAAACTGATAGCTTGTGTTTAAAATTAGACGACGCTGAGACATTAAACCGAAGAGCATGCATGAAGATATACTCTCAAGCTCTACAGGATCAGCAAAATCTTTACTTCGAGCTAACTGGCAAACGAGAACCAAAGCAAATAATACAAACCTCCGCACAATGAAAAGACTGACAGACAATCAAATCTTAGCAATCTGCACGGTTGCAAGCACGCTAATAGCAATCCTATGCGCCTTACATGGCCTCTACAGGTTGCAGCTCTAACCCAACGACAAACCATGAAAATAATTATTATATCATACATCGCAGCTTCAGCCCTTGCGCTGGTCTTTCTAAGTCACGACTTGAACCGGGCAGAAAGTAACATTGAGATACTGGCCAAAGTGATAAAGAATCACGAAGACAGCCTCGCAGACCATCGCACCGTCATTTTAGGTCTTTTGGACAAGCGCAACAACTCATTCATGTAAACAGCAAATGCAAGACATTACCGAACGTTTAAACCTAGCGAAAATCCTAATCCGAAACACGCTAGCATCTCACCAGGGAACACCCGAAACGGCTGTGACATATGCAGTCAGGCAATTAGACTTGCCACCGGACGTTTCACATTCTCTCATTCAATACGCAAACCAATTAAACAAATGAATCATAATATACTAGACACAGCAGGACATCAAAGCCAAGCATCAAGCTGCATGAGCTTCTTATCATCGGGAGCAGCCCGGGACGCATACCACAGGCTACTAAAGGAAAGCACAGCAGGACAGAGCAAGGGAGAGCAACGCAAGGCCGTGTTTGTTCGCCATACAAAAGAAGATCGCAAGCGCATAGCCAAAGCGGCGGCTAAGCGGGTAAACGAGGGAGAGTCATGGCAACACGTTGCCGCTGGCTATCCATTGAGCGCAGACTCTATCAGACGCAACGCCGTTGCATTTGGATACTACAAGCCAAGGCAGAAGTTTGGGGAACGAGACGCGCAGCGCAAGGTTTACGATCAGCAAGCGGAACAGGTGCTTGCCATGGCCGAACGCAAGGGCATTTCAAAGGCTCAAGCGATGGCCAAGGTGGGCATAAGCGAAAACGCATTTTACCAATCAATAGAAAGGGCAAAGCGATAATGACGGGAAGCATGATTTCAAGCGCAGTCCGATACATGGAGAGCATCAAGGACAAGGTTCCACCAGCATACGAGGAGGAGATCACCGTAAAGCCCGGCACGCCACACCTGAAGACCCTAGGTCTCGACCCTCACAAGATGGTCAAGGCCGTCGATAAGCTCAAGGCAAAGGGGCTAGAGGTCAAGGATGCTTGCGAGCAAGTGGGAATGACCAGGTCTCAATACTACAAAACCAGAAAAGGAATAACAAACAGAAGATGAAAACCATACAGCAATACCGAAAGGACAACCCGCACCTGTCAGAAGAGCAGATGCAATCCGCCTACCACGTTACCGAAATAGATGCGCCTGAGTTCGCTGTCAGCGGCTTTACGCTCATTGCACCCGGCAGGTGTCTCGCTATACATGAAAGCGGTAATATAGCCCCTTTACGGCTCAAAGGGAGCTATGGTGACGCGAGCGCAAGGTAGTGTGTTATAATGCTTGACAAGTTTAAGAAACTTATTTAATACATTCAATCATAGCAGCAATGCTACCGTGTCAAGGCGGATCAGTTTAACTTTCCCCGCTTGTTTTTACAAGCAACTTTAAACCCTTCCTACAGCTTGACATGTAGGAGGGGTTTTTTTATACCCATACAGTCTAGCGGAGCAAGCGGCCTCACAGGTTAGCCCAAGTCTGCAAACGGAACCCGAAGCGTAGCTTCTAGGTTCTAGTGGTTGCTAGGTTTGAACGAGATACCGACCTAGCGTAACAGGTGGCTCTTAACGGAGCGTGAACACCGTCCCGTAGCTTATACAGCACTTACCACGGCCAAGCGGGGCGACATGAAAGGGCGTCAGACTCATACGATTTGAGACAAGACAGCAGGATGTGGTTCATTCGTAATGGGTGAACCATGTCCGAACGCCAAGAGCTACACCGATTTGATTGAGGCCAAGTTGCAGCATAAGAGAAAACAAAGTTTCTTTAGAAACTAGGACGATTCTTCTTGACCATCCAAATACCTTCACCTAAATTTTACGTTATCCACTACACATCAACCAATACATAAATACATATGAAAACATCAGATAAAATAAAAAGCATAATCATAAGTCAAATTAATCAAGACGTAAACGCGGCTTGTGAAAATCAAAGCATTGGCGGTTTAGAATATGAAGAGCTGCTCGACATACTGGTAGAAGTCAGCAAGTTGGAGGCAATGAGTCAACCCTCCTCCTAACTCCAATAACCCAAACGTAAACATGAACTTAAAAACAGAAACTAAAACTGCCCTCATTGATCTTGAACTGATCTCTTACTCTCATGCGGCTAAGGCTGAGTCAACCGGCACGGGTCTCAAGAGCCTTGTCGAGATGGTGGAGTTCACCATACAAAGTGTAGTCTCTGCTTGCCGCGCACAGAAGTATTACCTGGTGGTGTCGGGACGCAACAACTTCCGCAAGGTTTTGTATCCAGACTACAAAGCCGGGAGACGTGAGAAGCCACCTCTCTATGCCCCATTGATGGACAAGCTCAAGGAGTTGAATGCTTCTCGCTGGTGCAAGCACGACCAACTGGAGGCGGATGATCTACTTGGTATCATGCTCACGAACGGAAGGGTTAAAAACCCAATCCTTTGCAGCATAGACAAAGACTTACTTGGTGTCCCCGGATGGCACTACAACTGGAACAAGGATGACTGGCCTCGTGAGGTGACACAGGATGAGGCAGACCACCATTGGTTGGTTCAGTTACTCATGGGAGATTCAACCGACAACATTGAGGGGATGAAGGGGATTGGAATTGCTAAGGCTGAGAAGTTAGTTGCCGCCTACTACGAAAAGACGGGAGTCTTTAATGCACCAGTTGCATCAGCAAAAGAAATTTACGAATCCGAAGGTTTTAGTCTTGACGCATATAAGAAGTGCCTCATGCTCGCCTCTATCTGGAGGGCACCGATGCCACCAGAGCTTTTAGAAAACGAACTTATCTCGGAGGTGGTCAAGACCATTCCGAGCCTATAAACCAAACCAAACCAAACATAAACATGAGATCAGAAAAACAAAAAGCTAGCACATCAAAATACAAGAATCGGTGGGTCGATCCTACAGTCCTGACTTTCGAGCAGAGAGTCGCTCGCAAGGAAATGTGGGAGGACATGTGTGGCGGTCAAGTTGATCCAGATGTTGCCAGTGCCAGCAATTTTCTCCGTTTGCAGAACCAAAGGAAGAGGACGGCCAGGAACAAAGCCGTTGCCGCCATCATGCAAATGCGTGGCATTTAATAATAAACCATAAACCAAACATAAACATGAACAAAAAAGACACACACAGAACACCAAGGCACGAACGCACACAGCTGGAGCAAGACTTCAGAGACAAAGCTGCAAACAACTTCTACACCTCTAGGAAGTGCGACAACACTGCCTCCCAAGCCCTATACTATGGCCAGTATATAGCCAACAAGTGGGCAGCAGTTAGCGTTCGCACCTCCCACCGCTATGGCTTCCTTCAGGAAATGACCAAGGAACACGACCAATTTCTGCCTGAGCTAAAGGAAGAAAGCTACGCTAAGAAACTTATGCGAGGCTATGATGCCCTAGAGGAGATGAAGAAAGTTTCACTATAAACCAAACCATAAACCAAAACATAAACATGATTATTAGAACAGCAACCTACCCTTACGGCCCCGCCAACAGAATGGACGGGGACACAATCGTTCAACGTCTACAAGTTGTCGCAGGACGACCACGCTTCGTGGATGACTACGTTGGCTCCCTATGTGACGGAGATGAATACTGGATTCCGGGTTTCCACATGAAGCCCAAGGGTCGCACGGGGAATCAAATCCTCTCGTGGATGACAGAAAACTTCATAGACGCTGAGTTTGAGTATGACACAGACATGATGCCGGAGGCTGTTGTCCTATACAACAAGCACGGGCAGACCCTCGTTACCTACCCATACGGAGACGATTGCTTGAGTGAAGCCTGCGAGTTCGTGATGGATCAAGAAGAACGCGAAGACATCTAGTATGCCCAGCTCTAAGAACACCCAGCCGCACTCACTTGAGTCGGAGACTGTTGTCCTTGCGTCTTGTCTTCTATCTGAAGATGGCTCCGTCTATGACGAAGTGTCGCAGGTCATTCAGCCCTCTGACTTCTACGTCACCCGCAACTCTACAATCTTCTCGACCATCGGGGAGATTGTGGGGAAGGGGTTGGAGTTGTCCGACATCACACTACTAGAGCAGTTGCGCTCCAATGGCGACGAGAAGGAAGTTGGTGGTATCAGCACCATCTATACAATCCAAGAAGCCTGTGAGACCTCAACCCACGCCACGTATGCCGCCAACATAGTGAAGGAGAAGTCCAAGCTTCGCCAGACCATCCGTCATTGCCGGCTCGCCATTGAGGAAGCAGAGGAAGGGGAGGAAGAGGCAGACTCCGTGACATCCAAGCTAGAAGCCGCTCTACAGTCCCTACAAGACGTTGACGACGGCAAGGGGGACGGGAGTATCAGAAGTGCCGCAGAAGCCCTTAGAGAGGACTACAAGGCCATGGTGAGTGGAACCTATGAGGTCTCTGCCATGCCCACGCGCATAGCACAAGTAGATGAGAAACTTAGCTGTGGTGGTGTAGCCAACGGAGAGGTGATGGTCATTGCAGCACCCACCTCCTGTGGTAAGACTGCCCTCGCCCTCAACATTGTGTTGCAGAATGCTGTCACCCACAACACGCCCGGTCTCTACTTCTCATTTGAGATGCAAGCAAAGTCTCTGGCTAACCGTATGATTCAAACCTGTGCTGCCGTCCCTCTCAAGCGATTGCACGATGGGATGATGAAACCAGAACACCAGAAGCGTGTCTGGGAAGCAACGGACAAGATGGCCGAGGCTCCCATCTTCACCAATCACTACGTGAAGAGTGTGGATGAACTTCGTGCCAAGGCTCGGATGTATAAGCGCAAGCACAAGATTGAGTGGATTGTCATAGACTACCTCCAGCTTGTGCCTTGGGATCGTAAGATGAAAAAGAACGACGGCATAGCCGAGGTGTCACACCAAGTGAAACTGATGGCAATGGAGTTGGATGTTCCTGTCTTCCTGCTAGCACAAGTCAATCGTGAGGGAGCCAAGCGTGAGTCTGGTCTTACCTTGTATGACCTCAAGGATTCCGGTGACATTGAGAATGACTCCGACATCATCTTACTTCTGTGGCCTGACGGCAAGGATGTTGATGAGGCTAGGAGATCAGACGCAGAGCATGGGTCTTACGTTTCATTGAAGTATAACATCGCTAAGCAGAGAGAAGGTGCAAGAGACGTAAAGGGTAAGTTCATCTTTAAGAACCACATAGGACGTTTTCATTAATGCCCTGCTACAAGATAACCTACACCCGTCTCGACATGCCCTCACCTTGCTCTGCAATTAAAACAGCACACACCCAGGAGGAGGCAATTAAATGCTTGACTACTGGCAGTAAGACTAAAGGATACAAGTTGAAGAAGACAAACGTCTCAATCACCATTACTCAGATAACAGAACTAAAATAAACTAAAACAAACAGAAAGATACAATGTGGATACTACCAAAACAATTACACACCTCAGCCTATGTTCCGGATATGAAGGAATTGGGCTTGGACTCAGAAGCGTTCTCCCAAATCTGCGAGAAATCGCTTACGTGGAGAGGGAAGGATTCCCTGTCGCGAACTTGGTTGCAAAGATGGAAGCGGGAAAGCTGGATGCAGCACCTGTGTTCACGGACGTTAAGACCTTCCCATACGGAGAGTTTCGTGGACAAGTGGACATCCTCTCTGGAGGATTCCCGTGTCAGCCATTCTCAGCTGCTGGAAAGCGTCAAGCAACTGAAGACCCCAGACACCTCTTCCCCTACATCGCAGACGGAATCAGAGAGTGCCAACCTAGAATTGTTTTCCTTGAAAACGTTGCAGGAATCATCTCAGCCAAGACAGCAGACGGAGAGTCAGTTCTCCAATATGTCCTCAGAGAATTGGAAGGATTGGGTTACAGAGCAACGGCAGGAATATTCTCAGCGGAAGAAGTCGGCGCACCTCACCAGAGAAAGCGAGTCTTCATCCTTGGCTTGGCCAACGGCGACAGTCTTCGACACGACAGGGGGGAGTTATCCAACCGAGATAGTGGACGGAGTATACCGAAGCAAGCACAGCCAAGATCCGAACAGTCCTTGGTATGGGGCGAAGCTGCGGGATGCGGTGGAGACTCACGAGGGGAAGAAGAACTGGGCGACACCGAACACGATGGATCATATGGGTCAGCGGAGTCCAGAGGCACTTCAACGACAGTTCGAGACAACCCGCAAGGGACGGACGCAACCAGCCAACCTTCGGGAGCAGGTGCATCCACAGAACTGGCCTACAATAACAGTCAACGAGTCACACAACACTCCGTGTCCGAGTCAGTTCAAGAGGAATACTCCACCGCTTGGAACAGCAGTATTACTCGATGGCCAGCAAGACCAGGTGAACCCCAATACGAATGGGAAGAGCCAAGAGTTACAGGGCAAGCTCAACCCCAACTGGGTCGAGCACCTAATGGGTCTTCCGGCAGGGTGGACAGACTTAGGTTGCTGGGAAACGGAGTAGTTCCTCAGACTGCAGCCAAGGCATTTACCACTCTATCACAAAGACTAATCTAATTACTAACAGAACTATGACAACAGACCTAGACGAAGCACGACAATACGCAGACACAATGCTTGAAGCCCTGGACGTAATGGGGCGAGCAATGTATTTTTGCTTAAACCATCCCAACTCTCCAGAGTTCAAGGAACACCGTAAGCTCCTCATCGGAGCGCACGAACGTATGGGTAAAGATACTACCGATATGCTAGCGCAGCTTGACGTTCCAGAACCTCCCTACGAGCCAACACCAGAGGAGTTATCACAACATGGCTAGGGGTGAAATTAATCCAGTCCTTGGTATGACGGAGGGTAAGTTCCGGACGATGGTTAAGTCTGCCCTTCGTCCTTGTTGGCGCAACTCTTCCCGCAAGACCTTCATCCAATCCGTCCGCACACGCGGCATCAACCCAGCCACAGGTAGAGAACGCTTCGTCGTGGTCTGCGTAGA